TTGGCTGGAAATCTACCCATTGGACTTGCTTCTGCAGTATCATTATTTTCTGATTTAAATCCACTTTCTTTAAATACTGAACCCTCTGTTCTTGGTTGTCTTGTAGTAGTTTTTTTCTGATAATTTTCAGAAGGGTCAAGTTGTTTTATATCACCACCAAGAAAATGTTCATCACCTTTAATGGTTTTACCGATTGATTTTGCACCTTTAAATGATATTTGTTTTTTTACATAACTTTCATAATCAGATTTCTTTTTTCTTTTTGGAACAACTTTAATTGTATCTTTATTCTTATGTTCGTTCCAACCACTATCTTGACCAAACTCATTTCCTGCTTTTCTAATCTCTATATCAAAGTCTTCATCATCTGCAAATGGTATTCTACAATCATCAAACCAAGTTACACCTTTTCCATTATCTTCTGCTTGTTCTAAATAACCTTTTTTATCTAATGGTTTCATTGCTACAATAACTACTTCAACTGCTGGTTTTGGTTGGAATCCTGCATAACTTCCTTCTAATTCTGAACTACCTTTTGATGTTGTTCTTTTACCACTTGTTTCATCATTAATTCTATCACCAGTAAATACATTGGCTGAATATTCTTTATTTCTATTTTTTCTACCCCAATGTTCTTCCTCTACTTCTTCTCTTTTGTTTCCATATTTTTTATCCATCATCTTACCCATATTCATTGCTTTTGGAAACCCACTTGCGTATGTCCAATAGATTGGTGTGTAGTCAATTCTAAATCCAACCTTCTCTAACATTTCTGCCATACGATACTGAACATCACTTCTTGGTGCAGACATAACGAATGCCATTGAACCTGGTTTCAATACTCTGAAACACTCTTCAAATATTTTTATGTCTGGTAAAACCTTATCCCAATCTCTACCCATAAACCCATAACCGTAGGGCGGGTCTGTGCATAATAAATCTACTGAATTATCATCAAATTTTTTAAGTTCTTTAACACTATCTCCGTGTATTAATTGTCTTTTCATTTATGTGTTTCCTCTGCCATAAAATTTAATTTGTTAAATGTCGTTGCCAACCAACTATTTAGATTAGGTAATGCTTGATATAACTTATCTTCTAAAAACATTTTCTGAAATCTATGTTTGATTACTCGTTGGATTGGTCTTTCTGTTATTTCTTTTATTTTAAGTCTTGTTTGTCCTGTAATAATACTATCATCTAAATCCATAAGTCTTCTATTCATATCTAATTGTTCTTTTGATTTAGTAATTGTTTCACATAACTTATGTTTTTGAGTTGATGCACTTCTCATTACATCATCTAATTCATATTTTTGTTCTGTTTTTAGAAATGGAAATAGTTTTACAAGTGTTTTCATACCTGCTCCATATATTCCTGGTATTCCGTCTGACTTATCTCCGTCAAACATTCTAAATAATAAAAAATTCTTTGGGTGTATTCCATACTCTTCAAATACTTTTTGCTCATCATACATTATCTTTTTAGTAGGTGAATACACCCTTGTGGTTTCATCAACCAATTGCAGAAAGTCTTTGTCTGTTGATAAAATTGTTGTTTCGTTGTCTTTAAAGACGTGTTTTGAACAATAACCAATTACATCATCTGCTTCATTGTTTTCCATATTGATTATTGTTAGTGGTAAACATTCCAAATATTCCACAACACGATTCAATTGTCGTATCATCATCTGTTGTTCTTCCTCACGAGTCAAATAATTATTTGCTCTGTTCAAACGATGCGACATCTTTCTTCCCATTTTGTATTTTGGGAATATCTTTCTACGGCGGTTAGACCCACCTTTACCATCAAATACTATGATAGTTCGGGTAGGTCTAATCATATTTATTGAAAATGCTAATGACCTTAAAAAACCAACTATTCCACCAACGTGAACTCCGTCCTCGTTAGTAGTTGGTATGGCTGAAAATACTCGTATGAATAAGTTCAAGCCGTCAATAAGTAAAACCGAGTCATTAGGTTTTCCATTATCTATTTCGCCGCCAGATTTTTTGATTTCGTCTAAAATCGATAAGTGTCTTTGATTAGTCACCAATTACCTCATCTGTGTATTCTACATCATCAATACCAAGTTTTTCCTTGTATTGCAATATAACCTTATCACAAATGAGTTTGTAAACATATTCTCTCAATTCATCATCTTTGGTAACTAATGCTTCCCAATCTTTAGATAAGAATTTATGTTCATCTCCGTTTTGGTCTACTAATGTATACCAAGCACCAGCTGATTTAACCAACTTATGCTCTTTCATCACGGTTAGCCACCCACCATAGTTATCAATTCCTCTATCAAAATACATAGAGTAGTCTGCGTGTCTCAAAGGTGGACCTAATCTATTCTTAACAATCTGTGCTCTACATTTCATACCCAAGACATTCTTTGCTGTGTCTTTGATTTGACCCATATTTTTTAATCTAATACGAGTTGATGCGTGAAATGGTAATGCTTTTCCACCACTTGTTGTCCAAGGGTCTCCAAACATAACACCTAATTTTTGTCTTAATTGATTAGTAAATACCAATGCTACATTATGTTTTCCAATCATTTGAGTGATTTTTCTCATAGCTTTTGATATAATGATTGCCTTTGAAGTTGCCCAACCATCTTTGTCGTAGTCNGCNTCCATTTCAACTTTNGTTGATGCGGCNGCNAATGAATCAACNAATATCGTTACACATCTNTCTTTATCAGATTCTCTAACTTGTGTTACGATTTCTTCAATTGCTTCAAAGATTTCTTCTACGGTTTCTAAGTGTAAGTATAACATCTTATTTAAGTCTAAACCAATGACTTCCATAAACTCTTGGCTGACTGATGTTTCAGTATCTATATAAACTGCTACTCCGTCTTTCTTTTGAGTTTCTGCTAAGATGTGTGCACCAAGTAGTGATTTACCACTTGATTCTAATCCATTGATTTCTGTAATTCTTCCAACTGCAATACCCCCGTTTGGCTTATTTGATATAGCCAAATCTAATGTGGAACCCAACTGCAATACCCCCGTTTGGCTTATTTGATATAGCCAAATCTAATGTGGAACTACCTGTTGAGATAAATTCCTTGATATCTGTTGGTGTTGAGTCACTTCCGTCTAGGAAGTATGCTACTTTATTTGTGTCTTTGAATTTTTTATTCAAAGAGTCGGCTAATGTTTTAGCCAATACATCATTTACTGACATTCTAATACTCCTATATTAAAATATGAGAGCCAATATATGACTCCCATATATTGTTATTGTTTAAGAATTGAATAATTCATCAAAAGCTTCTGTTGTATTAGAAACTTTTTTGTTTTCTAATTCAGAAGTTGAAACACTATCTTGAGTAGTTTCTTCTTCTTTTGCTTCATCATTTGGATTTAACCATTCGTTTAACACGTTGGTTAGGTCCTCATATGATTGTTCTTGATAAATTTCTCTTATGTCTTTCTGTGATGATTTGACTTTTTCAAGCACTGATGGTTCATCAGAAATAGGTGTTTGATTAGGTTTCACTCTAATGTTTGTTTTAGGGAAACTTGCTCCACTTTCTTCTGCTGAAATGAATTCAACCACTACATCTCTACCATTAACTGGGTCTGTAATGTCACCATAGTCTGGGTCTGCGATAATTGATAATAGTTCTTGATAAACTGTTTTACCAAATCCCCAAAATTTAACACCTTGTGATTCTTCACCTCTAACGATAACTGGTGCAAAGGTTCTCATCTTTGCTTCAAGTTTTTTAGATAATTGATAATCTTCTTTATTACCACTTGCTTTTAGTTTTTGAGCAAACTCTTCAATAGGGTCTGGTCTACCAAAAGATATTGGTGATAAATAAGAACGATTGTTCAGATTATAGTGAAAGAATAATTCAATGAAAGGATTATCTTTATTGAATTCATAAGGCACTACACGAATTTGGGTTTTACCAGGTTGTGGTTTCCATAAGCTTGATGTGCGATTGTTTGTGGTCTGTAATTGACCGAGACGTTTGCGAATTGCGTTTAAGTCCATTTTTCATTCTCCTGTTTTAATATTTAATTGTCATTTGTTAATCAAGTGTAACCTTGATACATTAATAAGTATCATATATATTTACAAAAACATAGTTTTTTTTTATTTTTTTGTAAAAAAAAGCCCCATTGTTTTTAAAGTTTGTATAAAAGGTGGAAACTAAAAATCGCTGGGGCTTATAAGTCTTTGGAATCATATTGGGGATGTGAGATTAATGATTACTCACAATTTCCGTCTTGGATTTTTTTAACTCTAAACTTTGTATCTATCAGTTACGATAGTTCATCTCAAGGTGGTTATTCCTCATTGATGTGAATACAACTTCT